CTAAAGAAACTGAGGAAGAACCAGAAAAAGGTAAACGAAAAGTTACTGGGGTAGAAAGAGCTGAGAGAGTTAGGGGTGCCACGAGAGTAAAAGCTGCAAAAATTCTTCAACAAACTGAAAGAGAAAAGGCCGCTTCTAAAGCTGAAGCTAGAAAAGAAAGAACTAAAAGGGAAGATAAAATGAGAGCTCAGAAAAAAGCTGAGGCTCTAGAAAAAAAGAAAAAGGAAGCAGAAAAAAATAGAAAAAGAGAACTAGAACAAAAAATTGAATCATCCAAAAAATCTGTAGATAGACCAGAATATCAAAAAATATCTACTAAAGATACCGAAGGTGCAGCTGCAACTAAAGTTGCAAGTAATATTGGTAAGATGGTTAAAGGTGGAGTTCAATTGGGCGCAGCTGCATTTAAAATTGCAAAGACAAAAAGAGAACTAAACAAACAAAATAAAAAAGAAGTCACAAAAGAAGAACTCCATGATTGGAGAAAAGATTTTTTATTTGAAGTAGAAGATTTTTCCTCTGCAACGGATAAAAAAAAAGTAATTGATGTTTCTAAAAAGAAAAATAAAATTCAAATCAATCCAAACATGAGTGAAGGTTGTGGATGTGACGAAAAAGAGAATGAAACTCCAAAAAAGGATATGAGAGATTTACCAACTAAAGTAAATCTAACAAAAACTAAGATGAGATCCGCTGGAGTTAGAAATCCGATTGTGATGATTGGAGTTAAGGAAGATTGGCAGTCAGTTAATCGTAAAGATAAAACCGATGGTCTCAGTCAGAAAGCTGTAGATGCTTATCGTCGTGAAAATCCAGGTTCAAAACTTCAGACTGCAGTAACTGAAAAAAAGCCTGCGGGCAAAAGGGCTGAACGCCGTAAGTCCTTTTGCCGCAGAATGGAAGGTATGAAAAAGAGACTAACTAGTGCAGAAACTGCACGAGATCCAGATTCAAGAATCAACAAAGCCCTTCGTCGTTGGAACTGTAACTAATGAAATCATTCAATCAATTTTTATCGGAAGCAATTAACATTGCTGGTGACTTCAACGGAAACCTTTATATCAATGGTTCCGAACCACAATCAGAACCAGTAGGAGAGTCTTTCTTTGCTGATGTAGTTTGGGAAGGAAAGATGTATCGTTTGGAAGTAGAGGGTTCTATGATGGATAAGAACGCTCTCGCTGAACAACTTCAGAGTGAGTATCCTGGAGCAATCGTTCATAACATTTATCCATCACAATCTCAAAGTTCTTTAAAAATTAAGAATACTCAGAGGTATCAACCAGAAAGACTATCTTGGAGTGAATAATGGCTCAGTGGAATAAGAATGAACAGGACTATCTAAATCAAGAGAGAAGTCTCTTTGAAGTTTTTAATATTGCAGATCACTGGGGAAACCAGACAGACTGGAGACCTCAGTTTTCTAATAACAACAGACTTAAAGTTGCTCCGTACCAAACAGTCTTCTTTAATACTTTCCAGTACGGAAAAGAGAGTGATGTATGGGATGAAAGAATAGTTGGAGTTGGAACTGCATATCACAACGCATCATCCAGTAATGTAGTGATGCAAGTTGGATCTACTGCAGGGAGTAAAGTCATTCGTCAAACTAGGACTGTAATGAGATACATTCCTGGTAGGGGTGCAACTCTTGCATTTGCTATTCGTCTTGAAGAACCAAAGGTAGGAATTCGCAGAAGATTTGGACTGTTTGATGACTATAACGGTGCATACTTTGAGGACGATGGTGGAACATATTCATATGTAATTCGCAGTAGTACATCTGGAATTACTACAGAAACTAGAGTAACCAGAGATAATTGGAATGGTGAAAAGTTTGGTGGTGATGGATATACAGGTGTTGTTGCAGATCCAACAAAACAACAAATGATTTCAATTAACTATGAATGGTATGGTGCAGGAATTGTTCAGTTTAATTGGTTAATGAAGAATGAAACAATTCATAGTCATACATTTGATAACTCAAATACCAATCCATATGTTTGGTGTTCTACTCCATTCCTACCAATTCGTTGTGAAATTGAAAATGTAACTGGTGTTGCAGGAACTCATTACCTTTATCAGGGTTCTAATTCTCTTATTCAGGAAGGAGAACCAGAAAAACTTGGAACTCTTGTCAGTCAGGGCAATGCTCTTACTGGAACTACGATGTCTGTTGCGAATACTTATTATCCAGTTCTTAGTATTCGTCTTAAATCAAATATGTTGAGTGGTGTTGTAATTCCAAGGTCACTTCAAGTATCTACTAATGATAATACTAACATCTTCTGGAGACTAGTTGAGAACCCAACTCTAGTCGGTGCAGCATTTACTGATCACGCAAACCCAGATGCAATTACTCAATATGATACAACTGCAACTTCTTTCACTGGTGGAAGAGTTCTTTTAAGTGGATTTGTTGTTGGTGGTGGTGGAAGTCAGATAGTCATTGATGACAAAGCACAACTACAAGTTGGTAGAAGTGGTATTGGAACAATTAGTGATATTTACACTCTCGTATGTGCCTCACCTAACGCTAACAAAGCAGCACTTGCAATTATGAACTGGTTGGAACAGAGATGAGTGAGTTTCCTTGGGGTGTATTGATTATACTTGGGTCTGGACTTATCTTTACTGCATATGTAATTTACTATATACTTCGGTTAGCTCATGAGGAAATGAAAGATGAAACATTTAAGTCTAATTCTATCCCTGACAAGTCTGAGTATTAGTACCGCAATTGGCGTAGGAGCATATATTACATATCAAAAGGCACAAAAGATTCTTGACAATCCAGAACAGTTTGTTGGTGCTGTTGTAGAAAAACAAGTTACTAAGGCATTCGAAAAACTACCAATTCCCAAACTAAATACTGGGAGTATTAAGTTTCCTTTCTAATGTCAAATAAAGATCCATACATATACCGTATTCGCTCAGTCCATAAGGTAGTCGATGGGGACACTATTGACGCTGATATTGATTTGGGTTTTGACATATCTCTCACTAAACGCATTCGGCTTGCTGGGATTGATACTCCTGAAAGTCGTACCACTGATGCGAGTGAAAAGAAACTAGGATTACAATCAAAAGATTGGTTGAAGAATAGATTGGAATTTGCTAAAGATATTATTATCAAGACCGAACTTCCGGATTCTACAGAAAAATATGGTAGAATTATTGGACATCTGTTTATTAATGGAGAAGAAATTTCTTTAAATACTCAGATGATTAATGAGGGTTATGCATGGGAATATGATGGTGGAACAAAAGCAAAAGATTTTGATTTATTGAAATCACGACGTAATGGCAAAACTAGTTGAGTATATTAAGTTTCCAAGTCCACTACTAGTTTATGATGATTACTGTGATAATTATGAACAGTTGGAAAGATCATTTCCAACTAAATCTAGTATGATTCCATATACCAATAATGAATCATTGCAATATCAAGTTTCTTTATTGAGTGATATGGAATTTAATGTCCAATGGAAAACTTTTATAGAATATCACATTAGTAAAAAATATTTTGAGTCTACATTTTATCTCATGGAAGATGTTTTTTTGAAATGGAGACCAAAACTTTTTGAAAAAATAAAGTCTGGAAACTACACTTACGGGGATTCAAATAGTAATTCGGACGTGCAATACAATTTTATATTTCTCATTGATAAGGAAATTGTTGGTAAGAATGGAATGGAAGTTCATGTAGATGATCAGAAAAAGATATTTCAAAGTATGGTCTATTTCAAACATCCAGATGATACATGTTCAGAAGGAAATATTCATATTACTAACTTAAAAAAAGATAATACGATGTGTGATGTTGTTAGGTGTAGATATATTCAAAATAGAAATGTCATTCTTCCCCACACGCCTTCTGGATGGCATTTTGTAAGTTCAAGGAATTCTTTATATGATAGAAAAATGATTAACGTCGTTTTTCAAGTCAAAGATGAATTGCAAGAAATAGATCCTAAATTTTTTGAACAAAAATTATAAATACGGCTGCCTATACATAGAGGTCATCATGGGAGCAGTTGTTGCCGTAGTAAAACCAGTTCTTCTACAAATCGCTACACATCCAGCAGTTAAAAATCTCGTTATTTCTCTTCTTGAAAAATATGTGAAATCAACAGATAACAGTATTGATGATCAAATTCTACAGACAGTCAAAATTCTTCTCTTCAAACCGGAAGAGACTGAAGCATGATTACTTGTTTAGTAACTAATTGGGGAGTTACCATTTTTCTTGGATTGCTCTTATCTATATCTGAATGGTTATCCAAAACAAAAAGAACTGAGGCAAATGGAATTTTAGATTTTGTTCAATTGTTTTTGAGAACAGTTCTTAACAAAGGCCCTAAAAACTAGGGTCTATTTTTTTATAAATAAGATTTAGATAAGAACATAATTTGGAGAAAACCGATGCCTCTTTGGGGAAATTCTACTTCAGACGAATCAAGACCTAAGTGGTTACGCGCAGGCGATAAACCAGCTAATGATCTCAATGAGTGTTTTGCTGATGAAAGAGGTTGGGTTATCAGACACGCAGATGGTAATGAAGAGGTGCTTTGTGCAATCGGTGGACTAGCTGGTGCTGGTAGTACAACTGCTGGTCTTGGTAACGCAACTATCGTTCGCGTATACTTTGGTGCAACTGGATATTCAACATCTTCTACTGGAACCGTTTATGTTCAGTACAACGAGAAAGTAGATGTTAAGAATCTAGCTGCTACCCTTAACGTAACTGGTTCAGTTTCTGGTACTTTAGTTGCTTACGCTACTACAGCTACTGCAAACAAGACCGTTGGATTTGCATTTACGACAGGTGCCGTTGCAGAAACTCTTGTAATTCCTGGTCAAACAATCGTTGGTGTTATCACTGATACTTCAACTTCAGTCGCTTCCGATAAGATCTTTGTTTCCACCGAAGTAACTGGTGCTGGTGGTAGTGGAATCACAACCACTGTTGGCGTTACAACCACTTGATAGTTGTAATAGATTATGAGATTTGATGAGTTGAACGAAGATAATTATATAATGTTTGCAATAAAACATTATGAAAATCCTCATGCGGTAACGCAAGATGATTTTTATGAAGACTTAAAAAGATTTAAGTGGATAAAGAGACTTCTAAAAAGGTATAAAAGTACTGGTATTTTGAAGTCTCATCTACTTATAAATCACTTTATTATTCTTTATAATGTTTTTGGGGAAGCTACTACTCCGTTATTATTTTTTAAAATAGATCGAGATTTGTGGCCTGTTGTTAAAAGTTTTGTAGTATATCTCGGAAGACTTCCTGAATATCCAGTATCAGCATTACATCAAGTACCTTCAGATGAAGATTGTCTAAGAGAGTTAAATCGAATATGAAAGACCACATTCTACAAAATTCAATTAAGATTATCAAAAATCTTATGGAAGAAGGTATGGTTGTTGGTACTGGAGGGTTTACGGGTTCCGCAGATCCAAAAGGACCGGTTGCTGGATTTGACCCAATCATAGGTATTCCTGATGGTAGATCTAAAATTATGAGAAGATTACCACCATCATATAGTAAACTTTTAAGATCTTTTAAGAAAAAGAGAAAGTAAAATGTTTTCCCAAGAATCAAAGCTGGCGGTTCTTGAATCTAAACTCGGTATTTATGAAGACCTATCCCGCGAAATGCTTGCAAAGTTAGAATCAGCGGTTGATAAAATATCCGAAGGTAATTCTCGTATCGCTACGATTCTTGCAAAACACGATGAGAGAATTGAACAAAGTATGAAGAATGATGATCTTATCGTAAAGATGATTGATGAGATGAAGGAAGATAACGATAAAGAACATCAACAAATTGCAGATAAGTTTGATAAGATAAATGTTAAATTGGAAGAGTTATCTAGATTTAGATGGCAAATTAGTGCAGTGGTTGCTTTTGCCGTCTTCTTAATCGGAATAATTCCTACAGTAACTTCCTTGACAAGCAAGGCTTCACAGGGGTATAATGGATCAACACAGATCCAAAATACTAAAAAATGAGTCTTATTGACAGCAAATACATTGGATTAGTTTCGGTTAAACTTCAAAAATTTGCAAAGAAAAAGGTAGGTTTATATAACTTTCGATGCCCCTATTGCGGTGACTCGCAGAGACATAAGAATAAAGCTAGGGGATATTTGTATCAACTGAAGAATGATCATAATTTCAAATGTCACAACTGTGGCGTCTCCAGAACCTTCACAAACTTCTTGAAGGATGTTGACCCCGCATTGCATGATCAATACGTCTTTGAGAGGTACAAGGCTGGTGCCACGGGTAGAGGATCGAATACCCCAGAACCAGTTGATTTCAAATTCGAAAAACCAGTTTTCGTTCAAAAGGATTTTGATCTGTCAAAAATTTCAGAACTAAATACAACACACCCCGCAAGACAATTTTTAGACAACCGAAGAATCCCGAGTAAGTATCTGGGCGAACTTTATTTCGCCGAAAAGTTCAAGGAATGGACTAATTCTCAAAAATATACTTTTGATAATTTAGATAATGATGAACCAAGGATCATAATTCCCTTAAAGAATAATGGAAAGATATTCGGGTTTCAGGGGAGATCGCTCAATCCAAAATCAAAATTAAAATACATTACAATTATTTTGGATGACCACCACCCCAAGATCTACGGTTTGGATAAGGTTGACTGGAATAAAACAGTTTATATTGTAGAAGGACCTTTTGATAGTATGTTTATCGATAACTCTATCGCAATGGTCGGTGCAGATATAGACAAGACTTTTTTCATTACAAACTTTGAAACTAATTTTGTCATGGTTTATGATAATGAAAAACGAAACAAACAAATTGTTGATAGAATGGAGAAGGCGATAGATTGGAAATTTCCAATAGTTATTTGGCCTGATACAATACAACAAAAAGATATCAATGACATGATTTTATCTGGACTTAACGTTCAATCTGTGATAGAATCCAATGTCTATAGTGGATTACAAGCTAAAACAAAACTTACTAGTTGGAAGAAAACATGAGTAACGGGACTAAAGTTGTAAAAAGAAACGGAAATACTGAACATCTGAACCTGGACAAGATTCATAAAATGGTAGAGAGTGCCTGTGAAGGCCTTGCAGGAGTTTCTGCATCTCAAGTTGAAATGCAATCCGGTATTCAGTTCTATGACGGTATTACCACTGCAGAGATTCAAGAGATTTTGATTCGTTCTGCATCCGATCTTATTGATCTTGAGACCCCTAATTACCAATTTGTTGCGGCCAGACTTCTTCTGTTTGGACTTTACAAACAGGTATTCGGTCCTTCATGGAATCAGGGATTTCCTCACATCTACGATCACTTGATGCATGGTGCTTGCAGTGGAATTTATGATAAACATCTCCCTGCAAAGTATTCTACGGAGGAGTGGGATAAAATCAACTCGTGGATTGACCATGATCGAGATTTTTTGTTTACTTATGCCGGCCTTCGTCAAGTTGTAGATAAGTATTTGGTACAAGACAGGAGTTCCTCTAATCTTTACGAAACTCCACAATACATGTATATGTTGATTTCTGCGACAATTTTTGCAGAATATTCAAAAGAAACTAGACTGGATTACGTCCGTAGATACTACAATGCAATCTCCAAACACAAAATCAACATCCCCACTCCCATCATGGCGGGAGTGCGAACTCCACTTAGACAATTTGCTAGTTGTGTTCTTGTTGATGTTGATGACACCCTCGATTCTATCTTTAGCTCTGATATGGCTATTGGTCGATACGTTGCACAAAGGGCGGGAATCGGCATCAACGCAGGTAGAATCCGTGGTATCAACAGTAAAATCAGAGGTGGAGAAGTTCAGCACACAGGTGTTGTCCCTTTCCTCAAAAAGTTTGAAGCAACTGTCCGATGCTGCACTCAAAATGGCATCAGAGGTGGATCAGCAACTGTCCACTTCCCAATCTGGCACAAAGAAATAGAAGATATTATCGTACTGAAAAATAATAAAGGTACTGAAGATAATCGTGTACGTAAACTAGACTATTCGATTCAATTCTCCAAACTCTTTTATGAAAGATTCATTAATGATGAGGAAATGTCCCTCTTCTCACCTCACGATGTTCCGTCAGTTTCTGATGCTTTCGGGCTTCCTGAGTTTGATGATCTCTATGTGGCTGCAGAACGAGATCAGTCTATTCCAAGAAAAACTGTCCGAGCTCAGGAACTTATTCTAGATATTCTCAAAGAACGTGCAGAGACTGGTCGTATTTACATTATGAATATCGATCATTGTAATTCTCATAGTTCATTTATTGATAAAGTATGGATGAGTAACCTGTGTCAGGAAATTACTCTTCCTACAGATCCAATCCAACATATCGACGATGTTGATGGTGAAATTGCTCTATGTATTCTTTCTGCCATTAATATCGGCAAGATCAAACATGTTGATGAAATGGAAGAACTTTGTGATCTTTCTGTTCGTGGTCTTGAGGAACTAATTGATTATCAAGAGTATCCTGTCCGTGCTGCAGAACTTGCAACTAAGGCTCGTAGATCTCTTGGTGTTGGTTATATCGGACTTGCACATTATCTTGCACGTCATGGATTTAAGTATGATTCCCAAGAGGCTTGGGATTTGATTCATGAACTTACGGAGTCTTTCCAATATTATCTCTTGAAGTCATCTAATCAAATTGCAAAAGAAAAAGGTGCTTGTACAGATTTTAACCGTACAAAATATCATGATGGTTTACTTCCCATTGATACCTATAAGAGGGACGTAGACGAAATTTCTTCTATTCCTTACCAACATGATTGGGAAACTCTACGTTCCGAGATTCAAACATTTGGACTACGACACTCAACACTGTCCGCACAGATGCCATCGGAGAGCAGTTCCGTTGTGTCAAACGCAACAAATGGAATTGAACCACCAAGAGGATATTTGTCTATTAAAAAATCAAAGAAAGGTCCTCTCAAACAAATTGTTCCCCAATATGGATCACTCAAAAACAATTATACTCTTCTATGGGACATGTCTGATAACACTGGTTATATTAACATCGTTGCCGTCATGCAAAAGTTTTTTGACCAAGCCATCAGTGGAAACTGGTCCTACAACCCAGAAAACTATCCAGACAACGAAGTTCCAACATCAGTAATGGCTAGTGATCTATTGAGAACATATAAGTATGGATGGAAGACTTCATACTATCAAAATACATATGATCATAAAACTGATGAAGTAAAAGAGGACACTACCAGACAACAGTTGGATAAACTACTAGATGAAATTATGTCTTCTAGCGAAGAAGATTGTGAAAGTTGCAAAATTTAATTAAGACAAGGAGATTCAAATGGTACAAGGAATGACAGTTTTTAATACGAGTACTGATGTAGATACTCGTAAACAACCAATGTTCTTCGGTCAACCACTAGGTTTGCAACGATACGATCATTATAAGTATCCAGTTTTTGATAAACTTACTCAACAACAATTGGGGTATTTCTGGAGACCTGAGGAGGTCTCCCTCCAAAAGGATCGTGCAGATTATGCACAACTTCGTCCAGAACAAAAACATATTTTCACTTCCAACTTGAAGTATCAGATCATGCTTGATTCCGTTCAAGGCCGTGGTCCTGGTATGGCATTTATTCCATACTGTTCTCTTCCTGAACTAGAGGCTTGTATGGAAGTGTGGGGATTTATGGAAATGATTCATAGTCGTTCATATACATACATTATTAAGAATGTGTATTCAGATCCTGCAGAAGTTTTTGATACAATTCTAGATGATGAAAAAATTATGAGTCGTGCAACAAATGTCACGGGTGCTTATGATGACTTTATCAATTCCGCACAAGAATACGGTACTTCCTCTGCATGGAAATTTGCACAAGAGGGTGCTGGATATGCAAGAGAAGAACGTATTGAACTTAAAAGAAAACTTTACCGTGCTGTCGCAAATGTCAATATTCTCGTTTGGTGAACTCAAACTTATGGAAGGATCCGCTAAAATTATCTCTCTCATCGCAAGAGACGAAAATCAGCACCTTGTCATTACTCAAAACATCCTCAATAAGTGGCGTGAAGGAGATGATCCTGAAATGCAACAAATTGCTAAAGAAGAAGAACCTTGGGTAACTTCTGCATTTGAAAATTGTGTTAATGAAGAAAAGGCCTGGGCAAAGTATTTGTTCAAAGATGGTTCAATGATTGGTCTTAATGACAAACTTTTGAATAACTATGTTGAGTGGATTGCAAATCGTCGTATGAAGGCGATTGGTTTGAAAACACTTTATGATATTCCCGCAAAGAACAATCCTCTTCCTTGGACTGAGCATTGGATTTCTTCTAAGGGTCTTCAAGTTGCACCTCAAGAAACGGAAGTTGAATCTTATGTTGTTGGTGGTATTAAACAAGATTTGAAGAAAGACGCTTTTGCTGGTTTTAAACTGTGATCTAAATATTAATAACAACTGAATTGAACTAAGTTTTATGACTACTCAAACTAAAATTCCGAGGGTAGTGTCTGAAGAACTACCCTCTAATCCTTTTTCTTTTGAAGTTCTTGCACTTGCATCAAAACAAAAATCGAATGCAAAAAAAGTTGAGGTTCTTCAAAAGTATGCAGATCCATCATTAAAAACTATCCTTATCTGGAACTTTGATGAAAGTATAATTTCTATGCTTCCAGAAGGATTAGTTCCTTATGCAAGTGTAGGACAACAAAATGTACGTTCTGGTAATCTAAGCGATAACATTAGTAGGGCTGTAGAAATGATGAGTGATTTGGAATCCAATTCTATTGGATCTCAGGATCAAGGAAGAACTTCTATCCGTAAAGAATACACTTACTTTTATAATTTTGTAAAGGGTGGTAATGATCGTCTCTCTAGCATGAAGAGGGAAACAATGTTTATCAGTATCCTTGAAGGTCTCCATCCTCTTGAGGCTGAGATTCTCATGTTAGTAAAAGATAAGAAACTACAAACTAAGTATAATATTACTAAACAAAATGTTTCGGATGCATATCCTGACATTCAGTGGGGAAACAGGTAATAAAATCCTAAATAACAAGGTGTCGAAAAAATAGTACTATGACCCTAGATCTTCATAACTTTTTTAAGTTTTATGATGAGAAGAACCCAAATCACGTTGCTGCGGTTCAGTGGTTGGAAGATAAACTTCCAGAAAAATTCCTAGACGATGCAGAGACTGATTGGATTGGTATTTTTAGAACTAAACCACCAACTCCAGCAGTTCTCAATGTTCCATACTTTAACCAAGTAGATAACTACAGAGATGCACATAGAACTTGCAACAGTTCGTCATGTGCTATGTGTCTTGCTTTCCTCAAGCCAGGAAGCATCAAAGGCGACGACGAATACGTTAAGAAAGTATTTGCGATTGGTGACACTACTGACCATGCGGTACAGACAAAGGTACTTGCAGGTTATGGAGTTAAGTCACACTTTAGTTACAATCTTTCTTTCGCTGATATTGATAAAAGTCTCGATGCTGGGAAGCCTGTCGTTATTGGTATCCTTCACAGGGGTTCTCTTTCTGCACCTACTGGTGGGCACATGTGTGTTGTAATTGGTAAGACTCCAGATGGTAAAGGATACTATGTCAATGATCCTTATGGTTCATTGAACGATAATTATACTGGTCCAGTTACAAATGGTAAGAAGACCATTTACACCAAAGCAGTTCTTAAGCATCGTTGGTGCCCAGGTGGCAACGATGGTTGGGGTCGTATTTTTGACTGATACAAAAGGAGAACAATCATGGCAAGAGTAGATTTACATAACTTCTTTCAATTCTATGATGAAAGAAATCCTAATCATGTCAAAGCTGTTCAGTGGTTGGAAGATAATCTTCCTGTTGAGTATCTTGGCGATAACGTAGAGTGGGCTGAGATTTATCGTGGAAAAAAGACTAGTGCTGCACCAGCATCTACTCCCGCTGCTGCAGCTCCAGTAACTGGTGGAGATGATCTACCGATGATGGGTCTTAAATTAATCAAAGAGTTTGAAGGATGTCACTTAAAGGCATATCCCGATCCTCTCACAGGTGGACTTCCAATCACAATTGGTTGGGGATCAACCCGTAAGAAAGATGGTTCGTCATTTAAACTTGGTGATACTTTAACTCAGCAAGAAGCAGATGAACTTCTTATCGAACAATGTAAGAAAGAATTCCTTCCTGCCTTGCGTAAAATCCCTCATTGGAGTGAAATGTCTGATGGAAAAAGAGGCGCTCTGCTCAGCTTTGCTTATAATCTTGGTGCCGGTTTTTACGGTGGTGATAACTTTAATACTATTACTAAACGCCTGAAAAATAAAGAGTGGGATTTAGTTCCTGACGCTCTTTATCTCTACCGCAATCCTGGTTCAAATGTGGAAGCAGGTCTTGCACGTAGAAGAAAGGCAGAGGGTGAAGCCTGGAAGAAGGGATAAATAGTTACAATCATAACTGATTCTTGATCTTAAATGGTCTGAATCTACATATTCCGAGTCCTCTGTGATTCGGTGAATACTTTACTTTTAACATAACTTCGGTTTGTTTTGTTTAGTACACACTGAACTCACAGAGGATTCTTATGTCTTACGCTACAAGGGCGCTTGCTGTAGCGTCTGCTCTTTTAATGGGGGCACCAACAGCATTCGCAGAT